ACAGCAGAAGGATGATTGATATGTGTTGCTGAATACAATCGATCATTTAAAAATTTATCTTCAAGTATCCACCGTTTAACATTTCTACCAGTTTTAGATTTATCAAAAGTTTCTTTACCATCAAGAAATCGATGTGCAGTAGAAAGCAATTGTGAATATTCTAAAATCATTTTTACCACATGTTTATCATTGTGCATCATAGCACATTTGTAAACATTATTATCAAGATAAAAAATATTAATTTGTTTCACCTAATTTATTTCTTGTTACAGAATACAATTCATCAAAATTATATTTTTGATCTTTTTCTTGTTTAAGAAAATAATGAGAAACAATTTTATCTTTGATCATATCAACAATATTATTATATGGCCATTCAAGAATAAATGGACAAGTAGTTTTCCAATTATTATTAATTCCAAAATAAACAAATTCACTCATATCATTGGAATTAGTAACATCAAATTTTCTTTTTGATGCAAAATGTTGTGTTATATTAGACATTTGTTTTTTCCAAAATTTCATTTTCGATTGATTTTTCAGTTAATGATTCGGAAGTATGAATATTCGTTTCAATGGGTTGTGAAATATCAGTAAGTTTTTTAGATTTGCTTTTTTGAATCAAACCTTTGTCACAAAGATATTGATTTACAGTTTCCGGATTAGTAATCTGATATGCAATAACATTCCGACCGTTTTTAAACGTTTTAATAATACCCTTCGCAAAGATTTTAATATCCAACATGTAATTCGGTAGACGATACATATGAATTTTCTTATCTTTCAGAAGATCTTGCAATTGTTCTTTTGTATACATTTCACCAGTTTGCATGACCATAAGAACACGTTGAAAGCCATTAGGTTTAGATTGTTTACGTTTCATAATAAAATACTCCAAAGTTATAAAAAAGAGATACTACAGTTATATTATACACCATTTTCAGATATTTGTCAAGCATTACCTACGCATATTTGCTTGATCTTTTGCATCTTGGGTGTTAAAAATAGGAATTGCATTAGATTTATGAAGGGTACCAATACCAATCATTTTATCACCCGTATATTGTGGCACATTCTTTTTAAATGTATCATAATATTCAGAGGATAGGGATGTATACATTCTAGAATCACGATCTAAAGGTATACTTGGTGTTTGATATCTCCGTTCATTCGGAGCATTCCTATGCTTACCAGAAGAAAAATTGGTGCTAATAGACTGAATATCCTTGAGCCATTTCTGGTATTGCTCCGCTTTGCGTTTAAGCGTAGCTTTTTTCTTGCGTGATTTCGTATTTGTATAGATAATCATAGTATAAAGTTCTCCACAGTATAATCATTATAACATATATGTGGTTATTTGTCAAGTCTTTTTTTTTAAAGATTTAAATCTTTTTCTTCCTCACGCACTAAACGATACATGGTTTTATCATGATGTTTTCTTTTTTGTTTTAAAAATTCTTCATCTTTTACATCACCACGATCTTGATATTTTTTAAATTTTGATTTATTAGTTTTTTCAAACTTTTTACCGCCATAGACCATTTTAAATTCTCTCCTTGTTTTGTTTTAGATGCCATTCATATGCAGTTTTTACTATTGATTGAATATCATATTTTGGATGATATCCCAACAATTCTTTAGATAATGTAATATCTGAAATAAGACAATCAGGATCACCTTGTCGTTTTGGTCCTATTTTATATTTTACATTTTTATTTGTTACTGATTCAACAATTTTTATTATTTCTAATATTGATGTACCTTTTCCTGTACCTAAATTCAATATAAATGATTTATTTTTACTTATATGATCTGCTCCAACTATATGTGCATGAGCAACATCAGTTACATGGACATAATCACGAATACATGTACCATCAGAAGTATTATAATCATTTCCATTTATAATAAAATTATTCATATTTCTAAAAATATTTGGAATTAAATGTGTTTCAGGATCATGATTTTCACCAATATCACATTCTTGATCACAACCTGCTAGATTAAAATATCTAAAAATTCCATATTTAAAACCTGAATCCTGAATCATACGTTCACATGATATCTTATTATTACCATAAACGGAATTATTGCCTAATTTATCATATTCTTTTAATGTGACTATAGAATATTTTGAAGGTTCATAAACAGCAGCAGTAGAACTAAAAATTATTTTATTAACTTTATATTCAGACATTACATTTAATATGGTAGCAGTACCACCAACATTTACATCCCAGAATTCAGTTGGATATTTCATTGATTCACCAACTTCAATTCTACCTGCTAAATGAAATACAGTATCAATTTTATATTTTGAAAAAACATCCCGTAATTTTGTCTTATCTCTTATATCAGAACCAGAATACATAACATGAAAATAATTATGTGCAAAATCTTCTTTAAGATCATATACAATTACTTTCCATCCACCATTCATCAAATATTTACATATATGACTACCTAGATAACCTTTACCACCTGTAACTAATGCTATTTTTTCCAAGGAAAATCTCCATTATACTTTAATATATTTTTATTATTTCCATCAAAAAAGAATTCTGGTTTTACTGAATTTTCATTACCATCTAATCGATAACATAATGAATGATTATTTGTACAACTATATTTTGGAAAATGTTTAGATAAATTCATAAAAAACTGTCTATCTGCACCCCATTTTCCATACCATGTGTGACCAACAGCAACAGCGACATCACGCCTAACTGCATAACATGAGGTATCAATATGATATACCTTATCATTAAAGTATACAGGCCATTTACCCAATGATTCACAATTGTCCTCACATAAAAAATTTCCATTCCTGTCATAAATTTTCCTTAAAGAATATGCCCACTGATTATCTTTTTGTAGTTGGTCAACAAGAGTTTCAACATGATTGGAATCAATCCAATTATCTTCATCCAAATAGATGATAGCATCAGCATTTACAAGAAAGGAACATGCGGCATATACACGATGCCCATACCATCCTTTGCCCACATTATCTTGCAATTCAATGGTTTTTATTGTTCTTTTACCACTCTTAGAGTAAATATAATCATGAATATTTTCATAATGTTCTATACCATCAATAAACACATAATGTATGATATCACTGTATGTTTGATTCTGAACACTTTCCAAACACTTTTCTAAAAACGGTGTACCAATACTAGGCGTTACTACTGCTATTTTCATGATTTGAGTTGAAATGGTAATTCAGGAAATGCTTCTTTTACAAGTTTTGCGGTAAGACCTTTTACCTTTAATTTCTTTAGAAACATTTGTTCTAATAGTTTAGCTTCTTTTACGTGTACCGATTCAAAAATCTGCAAAAGAATATTAGTATGCTTCCGTTCAGGTAATTTACCTTTATATTCATCTGATGTTGTAATAAAAAGATAAAGTTTACGCATTTGTAAATGTATTGTTGACCAAGTTAGACCTGCTGGTTCTGGTGCAGGTTTATAATTAGGTATCTTGTCAACATCAAATTTTATATCTGGATTAAAACAATAATTAAGAAAAGTGATAAATGTATTATCATTATATTTTCTTAATACTTCAATCTTTTCTTTTGTTGTTTTTGCTAGTTCAAATTCATCAAAAATTTCATTATACAATTTTTTATAAGACATATTTTCTCCTTAAAAGTCATCAATTACCTCTAATAGATTTTTGAGGCGTTTTGATATCATATAATTCATGAATTTCTGCTTAGTAGCGGGTTTAGTTGATTCATAACTATCTATAATACTTTTAGAGATATTTTCTGGAATACTTGATAAATCTATCATAATCTTATTACGAATCCAGTTACGTTTCATGGTTTCATCATTTATATTAATAAAATCTGTATTCATCAATTCATCCATACGAGATTTAGTTAATGCTTTTTGACGGATACCATCAACAATACAATTATCATTTGATAATATATTTGGAACACCATCACCTTTATCACCACAAATAATCAATTCTTTTAATTGCATGACAGGATTAGATGATTTAATATACTTTTTAAGTGTAGGAGAATATTGTTCAACATTAGAATTAATTTGTAATTGAACAAAATCTTTATCTGAAGATAGAATCATAATCTTTTCATGTGGACAATATCGTTTGGTAAGAATACCAATAACATCATCCGCTTCAGCACCTTCAATATCTATTACTTTATAAGGTGAATGTTCCTTCAATTCAGTTCGAACAACATTCATACATTGAAAAATAGAATTCCAATCATGCCCAGATTTTTCACGCGATTTTTTACGATTACCTTTATAAAAGGGAAATACTTGTTTCCTCCAATAATTTTTATTGTCACAAGCAATAATTACTTCACCATATGTTTTGAATTTTTTTACATTACTTCTAATACTATTCAAAATCATATGTCGAACCAAATCTTCTTCAACAGATTGTTTTGAAGAACCAATTTGTTCCATTAAACTAGCAATTACAATCTGATTAAAATCAAAAATTAACATTTTTCTTCCTATACCATTTATGCATTTGATTTATCATTAAATAATCTTAACTAGAATTGTATCACAATTCAATCGACCTGTCAAGTTCTTTTCTTTTGATTTAATACTATCCATAACATTCCGCAAAAATACTTTGCCACCTTTTACAACATCAGGTAAAATTGTTTCTGGTTTACGTAATGTTTTACATACTGATTTTCGTTCATTATAATTCAAAATTGTTGAACCTTTTATAGAAAATCCACCAGCATCATCAGCATGATATACACCCAATTTACGGGTTTTTACATTGAATACCCATAATTGATTTGATCCAATGATTTTTTTTGCATCTTCCGATTTAAGATTGAATTCTTCATTCTGATCTAGAATCTTAATTTTAGATACCAATTGTTCAGGTGTTTTTACCTTACGTTTACGTGGTTTACGTGTTTGTTTAGATTCATCTGATTGTTTAATTGCATCATTGATAATTTGATCATAATATGATAACAATTTACGTAATTGAAGTTTGCTATACTTACTATAACCTTCAATTAATTGTTCATCATCAGTATCAAGAACTTCCTGAATTTCTTCCCGTTCTTTTTTATAGATTTCAATTATAATTTTAGCATGTGCAGGTTTTACTTTATCCTGCATAATAGCATGTGCAGAAGGCATATTCTTAAATTGACTAAGAATAAATTCATCAATAGAATAGTCAATTTCACCTGCAATTTCAAGAGTCTTTTTACGAATACGATCCTGAATTGAGATAACATTAGTATTTGGTGTTTCAACCAAAGTTTCTACAGATTTATTTTTCAAAATAAGATTTTGAACTGTTTTTTCAAAATTGTTTTTATCATCAGATGATAAAATAAATCCACGTGATATCATCCGACAAAGCCAACCAAAAGTATTGGAAGTCTGTATTACTTTATCTTCATCCAATTTCAATTTATTTTTTTTGAAATAATCAGATATATATTTTTGTGCATTTTTGGTATCACGATTATTAGAATACCAATTGAGTGATGTAATCATATTCAATTTTGAACATACATCAGAAGATGCAACAGGTTCACTACCTGTTGTTATACTTTCTAATTGTTCATTTGAAATTCTTTTTACTTTTATATTAGCCATTAATCAATTCCTCAAAAGTCTTATCTTTAAAATTTTCAATAAACATGATACCATCAAAGGTTTCATATTCTAAATTTTTACTTATCATAGATGCCCTTAATAGGGCTTGATCTTTATCTTTGTAAAGAGAACATAAACCAAATGCTTCATCAATTGCTTTTGCATTTGCCTCATAATTAAAAGTACTATCAACAAAACTACCAAAAAAACTATAATATTGATCCGAAAAATTTACACGATAACCATCTTTTGTATGTAAAATATAAATTCCTGAACTCATGATACAACCACATATTCTTTATTCCATTTTCCTACAAAAATATTAAAATAGTATGCAGTATCAAAATAATCTGTTTGTGCATCGGACCTATCATAATAATCTGCCGATTTCAATGCCTTAAATGCATCATCCAAAAATTGTTTTACTTTACCATCAAAATGATTTTGATACCAATAAGGATTTACATCAATATAATTTCGTGTTTCAGGTTTAAACCCATTTGAAACTTGATAATGACTATTACCACAAACCCGATTCATATTGGATAGAAAATCCAGTTTACCAGATTTTAAAGTAAGTGTAATTGTGCTATGATGATGCACCGAAAGTGAACCTTTTACATTATACTTTTTAAGTATAGGTTTCAACAAACTCGAAATTTTCGCTTTTTTTTCTTGATTCATGTAAGCCATTGCAGTAATCCTCATCAATTAATCAGACTACATTATATCAATTAATTACCTATTTGTCAAGTACTTTGTAAGTCATTGATTTTATTACGTTTTTTTTGTTATAACTATGGTTTCTTCGGTGTATAGGTAGTATTTTTTGCTATTTCTTTTAATGGTTAAATCTTTTATATTTAACATGCTACCTTTATCTAACAGGTCAAAATAAGAGTCGAATATGTGTATTTTATCATTTTCGGAATCTACTTTGGTTAATACGGTCCAATGATTCCAAGGTTGTCCAACGGAAATGATAGCAACACTATTTTTGCCATCTACATGTTCTTTTAAACATGAAGTATATTCCTCTGCATTCTCAAATACATCATTTTCAAATGGTGTTGAATATGAAATATCTTTATAACCACGAACACTGGTACATACATGATTTATTAAAAATTTAACATTTTCATAATATGTTCCATCACAAAATAAACTGTGAAAAGAATATGGTTTTGTTAGAATTAAACTTTTTAAAAGTTTTTCACATTTTGCTGTTGACATATCAGATTTCAAATAATAGATGGCGTTTATAACCGAATAAAATCCACACATTCCATCTAATAGACCTTGTTTATATGGATTTTTCGTCATCCCATATTCCTTTCTATTTTTTGGAGCGGGTAACCAGACTTGAACTGGTATCTCTAGCTTGGAAGGCTAGGGCACAACCCTTATACCATACCCGCATTTTATGCTATCCTTAAATATTTTAATCTATCAGCACAATAAGATGCTGCCCATGCATTAGGTTTAATAATAGGAATAACATTACATATACCTTTTATATAACCTATAGCCTCATTTACTGCACATGAAGAACCATACTTTTCATTTGGATTAATATCCAAATGTATTTCAACTTTTCTATCCTCAAGTAATTCAGCTAACTTTAAATATAATTCTGCAACTTTCATAGTTTCAGTCATCATCCGCATTTTAGGACGATCACGCCTTTGATCATAATCTCGTTCAGTAATTACTTCACCAAATAATTTACAACCATGTTTACCATCAATATGAACAACAACAGCGAGAACATAATCAGCATACCAAATACCATTAATAGTATATCTTTCGGAATCACATCCTAGATAAATCTTAGTTTCAGGTGATTGTGTCGATATGAATTCTTTGATTTCTCCGATGTTTATTTTCCGTTTCATGATTTATAATGACATTTCCTTTATTTTACATTTCGTATATCAACTATATATATATTTAAGGAAATATTGTTATGAAAAAAGAAAGAATACCAAAATCATTACGAATCAGAGTTATAGAACGTGATGGATTACGGTGTGTTTATTGTGGATTAGATTTAATTATAAAAGAAGTTCAATTAGATCATGTTATACCAGAAGCTAAAGGTGGTCCAACATCTTATGATAATCTACAGGTAACATGCGGTAAATGTAATCGTGAAAAATCTACTTTGTCCGAAAGTGAATTTGAAAATAATTTACGTACACGTGCTATAAGAATACTTGAAAGAATAGGATGGATAAAATAATATAAATGGCACGGCTGGAGGGATTTGAACCCCCGACAAGCTGGGTAGAAGCCAGCTACTCTATCCACTGAGTTACAGCCGTATTGTTATACATATCTTGGTGGGTCCTATAGGACTTGAACCTAGGACCACATAAAGAATATTTGTGGGCCCGACTGGACTTGAACCAGTGACCCTCCGATTATGAGTCGGACGCTACTAACCAACTGAGCTACAGGCCCACAAATATTCCTTTTCTTATATCATATAATTATTTTATGTTTACATAAAATACTCTATTAAAATTGGTGGTAGATTACGGATTTGAACCGTACCGTTCCAGCCCATCTGACCAGTCTCCAGTGCTTATAAGACACCGCCGCACACCAGTGCTATCTACCATAATATTGGTGGGTGTCCACGGATTTGAACCGCGAATGTTTACCCGTTAGTTAGATACCCTGATTTGTTGATTATACCAAGCTCGAACAATTTTTGTCTTTGCCACAAATCAATTTGTATTTCTGGATATTCTTTTACAAACATGTCAAATTTTTGTCTATTGTTTTCTCTAAAATATCCTTTAACTTCAATGAGATTAACTAATATATCATCCTCATAGATAAAAAAATCTGGATAGTAATATCGACCATCTGACAATCGATAGCCTCTAACATTATATTTCCAGTCTATGTTTTGCTCATCTAAGTACTGTGCAGTACCAACTTCCCACTTAGAATCCATACGAATTCCATTATAGTAACTCTGTCTATCCCCGCGATGATTAGCGTTTTGATTGCCTTTCATACTATTCGATATCTTTGCTTTTGTATCAGCAGTATGTCCGTGCAACGAAATGCCAAACTTTTTGCCTACTTGCTCGGGTCTCGCCAAGTAAGATAATTCTTCTTTTGTCTTACCTTTCGACGCAGGCACTTTACCTTTTTGTCTAGTAGACCTTTCGGCGCGAAGTGCTGCTGATTTTTTGCTGTGCATAAATGCGCGGTGTTGACCTAATCCTGCATTACTTGCACATTCTTTCCCACAAATATCGCAAACAACCATTGTTTTCTCCTTGCGGTTCTTTGTATTCTTTATACAAAACAGTCTGGGGATGCACACGCCATAGCATCAAGAC